CACAGTGTTGTTGTAGACTGTTACGCGTGCCTGCACTGGTTTGCCGGCGAGGAACTTCCAGCCTTTCTTGGTGACAATCCAGGTGCGTGTGACATGCGCCCCCTTGGCGTCCTTAACTTTTGCTACAAGCCCGTGCAATATCAATTTTGCTGTTTGTGCCTTAACAGAAAATGGACGGTCAACATCTGCCATATCTACATAGCGTGGGTTGCTTTCTTTTTCGCTAGCCTGCCGACACGTAATGCGGGCCATATCTTTTAGGAGATACACCATGCTTGGTGTAATTTTGTACTTATATAGTTGGATTCTACGGCCACAGCACTTACACACTCCGTCATTGTCGCGTGCTTCAAGGATTGCTTTTACTGTAGTTTCAGTTTTGCCCGACATGTTACATCTTCTCCAGGTAGCTATCTACTAGTGCTTCGTTCAGAATTTGGTCTACGTCGTCCCATTCCTGCTGTTCTTGCTTGCGCTTGCTGATAAAGTTTTTGATTGTGTTAATGATACTCATTTGGCTTTTGTCCTTTCGCCTTAAGTTGTTGATAGTTTCAGTATATATGCTCGACGTTAAAAAGCCAACACTATTTTACGAAAAAACCCAACTTTTATTGTTGGGCATTGTCTCGTAACCAGTTGGCGATAAAAGCGTCACGCTCTTGCTTATTGGCCATACGCTTGTAGTCGTGGCCACATTCCTTGCGCCAAGCCCTGTTAGCCTCTGCCAACGGCCCTTCGCTGCGGTTGTCTTTCTGGTCGCCCATGGCTAGACGCTGTGCTGGCGGCAGCTTCTCGTCCTCTTGCACCATCTTCATGTGTTGCACAGAGTTTTTGGCAAATAGCTCCGTTGTGCCGTCTGCCATCTTCACTGGCATAAGCTCAAAGTAGCTAATCATCTTATTGACCTTGTCGCGGTCGTCCTCTTGGACTGTGTAGGTTTTACCGTCGTAGGTGGTTAGTTGGTATTTAGGCATTGTGTTTTCTCCTATTTGTTACTGGTTTATTTTATTTTGCGTCGCCATAAAAGTCTATGTTGTCGTAATCGATCTTGCGGGCTTTCTCCTCTCTCTGTCTCTGGATAAGTTGCTCAATCTGTGCCGCCTTGGTTACAAGGTCATATGCTGTTTTAACTGTTGGTTTAAACTCATATTGCCATCTTGGGAAGGCGATACGCATAAAGTCAAAGTAGTTTACCGCCGACTCTAACCCACGAGTCCGTACTACCTCTTTTACCCACTTACGGGCCTGGTTGTGGTTTGTGATGGTAACACCAAGCGACTTTGCTGCTTCATAAAAAGCCTTTTCTGCCGGGTCGTAGTTCTTACGTGTGCCAGTCATTGGCGTTGCAAGCTCTCCGTATGGGCTGCTTGTGGCGATATTGCTGGTCGTGGTTGTCGCTACCGCGCTATTGGTATTACCAGTGTTCGCCTCGATTTGCTGCACTACGGGCTGTTCTGGCTGTTTCTTTGCCTCCTCTTCGGCTTTCTTGGCGTCCGATTCAGCAATTACCTCTAGCTTAAGCTTGTGGTACAAATCCTCGTCAATGACATTATTGCGGCGGTCGTAGTTGTCCGCCTCGATGTTCTTTGTTTGTAGGGCGCATTGCTCTGCTGTGGTAAGTTCGCGGGTTGCTTCTCGTGGTTTAGATACGGCAACCTCTTTTGGCTCTTCTACTTCCTCAGGCATGTTGTCTGGCTCGGTCATTATGCCACCTGTGAGCATCTCCTCATACCTGTTTGCGTTTACAGTGTCGCCTTTCTTTCGTAGGGTCTCAATATATGCCCATTGCTGGTCTTCGTTTGCCCGCATAAAGTTCTTGTCGCGCTCTTCTCTGTCGTGATTCTGTCGGTACTCTTCGACAGGGCTCGGCTTTTCTTCGTCGTCTGCTTTGTTCTCAGTGTCTACCTCGGTATGTGTAGGCATGGTTGATTCTTCAGCAATAACGTCTGAAAGGTCTTCGGTTTCAATCTCGGCCTCTTTGTTGCGCGGTTTAGACGTTTGTGCTTTAACGATACTTCGCTTTTCTGTGAGGACTTGGCCATTTGCTGTTGTTGCTGTAGCGTTTTCAAAATCAATCTCAAGCATTGGGCGTATAGCGTCCCGCACAAGTGAATTGCCTTCCATGTGGTAGTCTACATTAATCCACCCGCTCTCTTTCATTAACCAAAGATACTGTTTGACGGTCGACGTTTTCTTGTCTAGTTCAGCGGCTAATGTGCTATTTTTAGCAAAACAATACCCGTGCTGTTGTGAGTGTTTCTCAATCAATTTATACAGGGCTACACAGGTAAGTGTGCTTTTGCGTCCGTGCGCCATCGCTTGTCCACTCAGAAATAGGTCAATATTGATTGATTTAAGCATTGTTACTTGTCCTTTTTACCGTAAAGGCTATTGTAACGTGTAATGAATGAGAATGTCATTTTTGCCTTCTACTTTCTAGAAACAAATACCGTCTACCCAATAAAGCTTGCGATAGACGGTAGACGGCATTTGTCCCTGCTTTATTGATTCGTCCATCGCACTTTCAGTATAGCACGTCCAACAATAAGATGCAATAGCTTTTTGTCGTTTTCACCCGCTTTTTTTCGTCCGCCGGCCACGCCGGCAACAAGCGAACGAAGTGAGCGCGTTAGTAAATCCCGTCCTCAATCCAATCCTAAATCCAATCATCAGTCCAATCCTATATCCTATCCTTAATACGTTTATTCTCGTAAACCCCCCCGTTTATCACAATAACCACCCCCCGTTTATTCTCGTAAACCCCCCGTTTATCACAATAACCACCCCCCGTTTATTTCTATAACCACCCCCTAAAAAATATCCCAAAAAAGTATTGACTCTCAACGTCGTGCATGCTACTATAAGACCAGCTAAAGATTAAAAGAAAGGACAAAATCAATGGCTAAAAACACTAACACAACAAACACAAATATTATTAATAAGGTGACCAAACCATTCGCAAAGGGCCTTACCATCCTCGACTTGGTAGCCCGCCTCGCACTTGGTATCGCGGTATGGTTTGTGCCAGTTCCTAAATTCATGGTATACGCCGCTACATTCTTGGGCGCTGTTGCAGCCTTCCAAACAGCTGCTATGCTATGGAAGGCACAAAAATAATCACCTAGTGCCTTATGAACAATAATTATAGGTGGGAAAGGATGACGGACAGCTTGAGAGCTTTAACCGGAATCATAGCAATACTATTAGCCTTAATGGCAGTACCTCACATCAACAAATCGGCAGCCTCGACAAAGTACGAAGCGACGCCGGAAAGAAAAGAGCAGCAAGGCGAAGTTGCAAAGCGCCTCGAGAAGCTCGGTATAGAGACGCGCCAACAAATCGAGGCTAAAGCCAAGATTGACGCAGAAAATCGAGCCAAAGAGGAAGCGCAACTACAAGCCAAGCTAGCCGCGGAGGCAGAGGCTAAAGCATGGACAGTGTCCACCTCGCCTCACGCCAAGGTTTCAGTGGCTCGTATTAATGAGACGCTGGCCATCCTACGTGAGCTAGGACTCACCAAGATGGGCGCAGCCTACCTTGTCGGTAACTTTATCGCTGAAAGCTATGTAACGCCATGTGGCGTACGAGGCGACGGCGGAGTAGCAGACGGGTTGGCGCAATGGCATCCTGGTAGGCGCGTAGACATGCCTTGTGGCTTGCGTGAGCAGCTCGTGTGGGCTGTAAACGTAGAAATGCCACGGGACGCCGCAAAGGGCGGGTATCCAAGCCTAGCGGGCCGCTTGCGTGATCCTAATGAGACACCACAAGGTATCTTGCTAGGGTTTAAGCAGTGGGAGCGATACGGACTCGAAGGTAACCGTGCGGTTTACGCCAAACAGGTGTACGAGTCGCTCGGTAAGTAGACAGCCGAACAAACAACGAAACAGCCACTATGCGAGGGTGGCTGTTTTGTATTGGTTCGGTTATTATATGAGTATGGTATTATTTAATAATTTTAGAGTTTAATAAGGGAAGTAACGAAATGGATATACCAGACGGAGCTTTTAACTGGAAAACGAACGGGTACACTCCCGTATTCAATGATGAATTTAAAGCACCAACATTAGACAGATCAAAATGGCGAACGATTGAAGGCGGTGAGACTGTAACGCAGCGCAAGTCATATATGGACTTTAACACTAACGGGCGCATAGAAGATGGTTCGGTTGTGTTTAAGGCCACGAGAGATGCAGGTAAAGTAGTTAACGGCACGGCGTATGACTTTTTCTCGGCTGCTATCCAAAGCGTCAAAAAGTTTTCAGGCGTCTTATACTTTGAGGCGCGCATGGCGCTGCCGACCAAATCCCGGTGGATGTCCTCGACATTCAAACTTGTGCCGACAATTCCGAAAGAATATGACAGCTGGCTAAAGCGTATGGAGGTTACTATTACCTCATCACCACAAGATGATGGTAGTTTTATTGCTTGTGAGTACGTTTGTGGCAGTACAGCTCGCGGTAGCTTTATTACTGGCACATTTAAAAAGCAAATTATTGGCGTAGATAGCTTTCACACGTATGCTTTCTCAATTGAAGAGGATCGTATAAAGTTTATCTACGACGGTGAAGTTGTCTTGGAAAAGGTCATAGCAGGCGAAACTATCAATGGCCAAATCATGGTGGGCGCTAAACCGTTTGATACTATTGAATGGCAGCCGCACATTGGCCTAGAGTTTCGCGGGCCATGGATTGCTGGCCTAGCGGAGATGCTGCCGCAAGAGATGAAAGTGGACTACGTCCGTGTCTTTGTACAAGGCGCAGAGGAAGAGGAGAAAGTGGGCAATACTATTAGAGGCAGAAAGATGCATCTTATCCAGGGATAGAGTTATCCACAGCCTATAGAAAAATACCGGCAAAAAGTCGGTATTTTCTATTGCATTATGCACGACGTTGCGCTATTATAAGTACATAAGCAAACGGGGCGAGAGCACGACGAACTTTGCAACTTAACAATTAGGCTAGAAACCAAATTTAAAAGAAAGGATAAAGTAATTATGGAAACTAAAGTAATTGCGACTATCGGCAAAATTGCCGCTGTAGTCGGGTGTGTAGCGTCACTTACGCTAGCCTACATGGCAATCTTACAATTTAATATTTTGGCTGTATTCTTTATTGCAGCCGCATCATTCAACGTTTGGCTATTCTGTGAGTGCGACGTAAACGACAGGATCGCAGGGAAGGTGGTACGATAATATGCCGTTACTGATTATTATCTTAGTAATCCTCTTTTTGCCAATAATCGCCTGGCCTGTGCTACTCTTCTTTGCAGTGGCGTTTTTCGTCGGATACGGCGGTGCAGCAGTCTCTGATTATATCGCAAAGCGCAACCCAAAGTACGCAGCTTGGCGCGAGAAGCGACGCGCCGCCAAGGAAAAGGCACAGATTGAGCTTGACGCTATCAAGGAAGCTATGCGGCTTGATAAGGAAGAGCACCAGCGCAAGGTACGTGAGCGAGCCTTGGAGATTAACCGTGGCATCAAACAAAGCAAATAAAGCAAAGATGCGGCTAAAGCTGAAACACTACAGCGATGAGCTATACTACATGGTTGATGCGCTTAAGATGATGGACGAGATGCTACAAAGAGATGACGACACGCAATCCATCTACATTGCAAACGCAATGAGTCATATTGATAAAGCATCTGACAGCTTGCATAAGGCAGCAAAAGATATTGAATCTAAAATATAAAAGGTAGAAATGAACTACAACACACCAAACCTAAATCAAGAAACAAACGACAAATGGGCGCAGTTTGATACATTGAGCGATCACTTGCGCGGACACTGTAAACACGAAAGCGAGGAAGCAATGACAGAATACAAAAAACACATTGGCCAACACAATGACATGATGGTAGACCAGTTGGCATTACCACGTGAGAACATGAAGGGTTACAGCCCAGAGCCACACGAAGACTTTGCAGCACCAGAGAGCGAGCCAGTACAAGACGCGCTGTTTGAGATGCAAGAGGTTGTGGATGGCCTCCCCGAAGAGGAGCTACAGACCTACAAGGATCAGATGCTTGCAGAGATTAGCGACCGCGAAGCAATCGTGGACGCCATCAACCGCCGGCTTGATACTGTGCAGGCTAAGCAATACACAGGCGGTGTACGCAGCGCCATCACCAAGCAAGTGAAGATGTAATGTACAAATACACAATCATGTTTCGCCAGCGCCAACGCGAAAAGCCACGCGAGTTTGTGACTGAAGCGGAAGGCGCTCGCGAGGCGCTTAAAAAGCTTGAACAACAAAAAGGTATGATTTTCTCGTACCGCATAACTAACGTAGAAAGGGTAAAAGGTGCTTGAAGATTTAAAAAGCAACGATGGCCAAGACAGCGTAAAGACTGTTGACCAGGCGGTAGCGCTGCTCGGCGAAGTGCAAGACTGGCTCATTAAAGAGCTAGCTCGGCCGCAGTACTACCGAAAGCAACTAGCCGAAGCAATCACAGACATTGAAAGGGCTATAGACTTAACAATTGATTATGGCGAGAAGATGGGAGAATGGGAATGAAACAGCAAATTTTAGAAGTACTCGACAAGTCAACTAATAATGGCATGAAGGCTGAGGAGATTGTACAGCTTTTAGAACAACGACGCCAAGATGTGATCGAGAAATGGGAGGAGATTCTATCGGAGGACGAACGAAGCGGCCACGACGTGATGTATAGCGTAGCAGATGATATGGTAACAGAGGAGTTAAGCGATGAATGAGATATGGCGAAGTAGCGCACTATGCGCACAAACAGACCCAGAAGCTTTCTTCCCAGCGAACAAAGCGTACGCTGATGAGTACAACGGGTATAACAACTATAACGACGCACGCAAGATTTGTGCAGAGTGTCCAGTAAAGGGCGAGTGTCTAGCTGATGCGCTGATGACTGGCGACGTAGAGTACGGTATGCGCGGTGGGTTAACACCACGCGAGCGCATGGGTATCTTAGCAACAAAGGTGGCGATGTATGAGTGATGGTGAAAAAGCGATCGAGGCGCTGGAGCTACAACTGGGGAATATAGAACATGCAAGGCGTGAGCTAACTATAGCTACTCATCGATACAAACATAAGCTTATCGGAGCAGAAAAAAAGATAGCAGCAGCAATATTACATATAGACGATGCAGCTGATATTGTTAATGAGCTTACAAAAAAGGTAGAGGACGAGTACGATGACGAGTAAAGACTATATAACTACACTAGAGTTGATCGATGAGCTAACAGCGGCCGGGTTTCGGGCGCTCATACAAAATGAGCCTCATGGCATTTTTGTGAACGTGTACGATGACTGCTGGGATGCTGGCAGTGTACAAGTAGACAAGATATATAGTATGAAGGTGACAACTAACGCAGCACCAGACTATCGGAAGTATTTACTTAATACTCTGTACAGATATGCATCAACACCACTAGATAAGCGAGATGAGCCGCTGTATAAAATCGGCATCAAAGATACTACACTATATCTCATACATATCAACGATAGAGAGATGACAGTTACCGAAAACGAAAAGGCTGCCAAAGCCTATAGAAAAGCAGAGGCAGACGACATTATCGACTCACTAAAAGAGCGCGGTGTAGCCGCGTTTGCAAAGTAAGTTAAAAATGTTACTAACTAAATACAAAGTGCAAGAGCTGGTGGAAGGCGTCGAAATTGACATAGACGAAATAGAGGCTAATACAGTAGCTCTTGTTGAAGAATTTAACGACGACAGCGTCACACTTGTACATACTGCCGTTGAAATATTCAAAGATAAAATATTAGACGAATTGGGGAGGCTATAAATGATCCAAGACGTAAACAAAGCCACTGGCGAGCTAGTAGAGTTAGACGCCAGCACGCCAGAACATGCTGCCGTGGCCTACGAATATCTTACACAGATGGAGGCGATGGCGCGGCGGATGAAGCAGCGCATCAAAGAGGACATGCTGGTGCGCATGGGCGACGATGAGGAACTGGACGCCGGCAATGGTTACGTTTTCAAATTTTCTAGTCGCGCTAGTAAGTATGTCTATCACAAGCCAACGCTCAAAAAATATCTGGATGAGGACGCTATGGACTCTATCAGTGTTGTTGATGTGAAGGCGGCAGACAAGCTCGTAAAAGAGCTTAAAGAGTCCGGCGTGCTGAGCGATGAGGATATTCAAGAGCTTAACGACGCTAAGTATGTAGAGAATTACACGAGCGTATTTAAGCTGGAGGTACAGTAATGCATCTACGACTATTCAAAAAGCGCGTTAAACAGTCACTGAACTGGAAGAAACTACCAAGTAACCTTAAGCCTAGATATATTCTAGAAGAAATGGAGAGTTATGCAGAGAAGGCCAAAAAGCGCAAAAGCAGAGGCAAGCATACACGCACGGGTAGCGAATCACATCAAGATTAAGTGGCCGTTTGCGGTATTTCACACAGACTATGCGGCTGGCCTTAAGATGACTATAGGCCAGTCCGCACAGAACAAACGGCTACAGAGTGGGCGTGGTTATCCAGACTTAACGATACTAGAGCCGGTGAACGGCTTGCACGGCCTCCTCGTCGAGCTAAAACGCGAGGATGTGCATTTATATGCCCGTAGGAGTGGCAGCAAGGTGCGAGAGGGTGATTACAAGGTGCGTAAGGCTGGCGACTGGGCAAATAGGCACTACGAAGAGCAGGCGGCTATGTTGCTGGAGCTACTAAAGCGTGGCTACTACGCTACATTTGCTTGTGGCTACGACGAGGCGGCAGGAATCGTTGATAAATATCTATCTGGGGGTATACATACCAAGCACCGGTTTGAACTGGTACGAGAGTATGAGATGGTATTTGAAAACTACAAAATAGACACTAACAATAATGAGGAGGTGTTTTAATGACACCAGGGCAGAAGCGAGCCAAAAAGCTGCTAGATAGCGACCCTAACTACTACAAAAAGATAGCAGAAAAATCAAAACAATCACAAAAACGTTACAAGATGAACACAAAAAAAGCAACGATTGCAGCATGGAAGCGGTGGCATAAAGATGAGCCGCTGCCGGAATGGATCGAGCAAATGGCTGAATAAAACCAGCCATTTTGCTTGACTTATGCACGACGTTGATATACAATGGAAGTGTAATATAAACGAAAGGACAAAAAGCATGGCTGAAACACAACAGCTAAACCTTTACCAAAAGCTCGCCAAGATAACTGGCGAGATTGGGGTTATTGCCAAAGATGGTAATAACCAACAACAAAAGTACAAATATATCGAGTACGAAACCATCGCTGGTAAGTTCCGTGAGCTATTCAGCAAGTACGGTGTCGTGCTCATTCCAAGTATGGTCGAGCAGGAGCGTAGCGCCATCACGACTAGCCGTGGCAGTTCCGGCGTAAGCACTGTATGTCACTTTGAATTTACAGTGGTAAACGCCGACAAGCCAGACGATCATTTTGTCGTTAAATGGCAAGGTGAGGCAGCCGACTACGGCGACAAGGCTACAAATAAGGCAGCCACAGCAGCGGTTAAGTACTACTTGATGCGCCAGTTTAATATCAGTAGCAAGGGTGACGAAGACCCGGACAGCCAGACGCCAGAGGTTGCGGCAAAGCAGCAAGCACCACAAAAGCCAGCGATGGCTAGCGTGCGCCAGATTACAGCGGTAAGTAAGCTACTCGCAAGCAAGGGTGTTACAAGTGGCGAGGATCGCAAGGCTATCTTGGGCGCTGCTATCGGCGGCAAAGGCGCAGTGCTTGATCCTAATAAGATTACAGTGGTTAAGTTGAAAGAGGTGGAGAACCGTATTAACAATGCTACACTCGACCAACTGCTAGCATCAATCGATAAACAACCAGAGCAACCGACGCCATATGAATTTGACGCGCCAGTTGATTTTGATAACATACCGGAGTTTTAGTAATGGTAGACAGCAGACAATGTGCGGACATGGCAAAGCGGGTATTGAGTATGTATACTGAACCCCTTCCATCCCCAAAAAGTAACGTAAACGTCCAAATAAAGCGGTTTAAAGATGGTAAATGGGGTTGGGTGGTGTATGATGGCTCGCTGGAGCTTTCGCACTCCACGCGGCCTTACGAGACGAGCCAGGACGCATCAGATGGTGCTGTGCGGTACTTACACTATCTTGGCCGGCACGTCCTTGCGGCGCTTGGCTACACAAATAAAAAAGCATCATATCATGGTAATTACTCGGAGAAAATTTAATGACAATCACATTTGATCTAGTAAAGCTGTTTGTGTGGTTTTACCTCATCTGTACTGTTATCACAGGTGTAACCTATACATTCAAAATTCTAAAAGCAGAGTCAAAGGGCGAGGCTATAGGTAATGCTATTGGCGTTATCATCATAGCCATTGCTACATACCTGCTCGTAAAAGCATACCTATAGTTTTCCACAGGTGATGAACAAAGCCGGCAATAATGTCGGCTTTTTCTATTGCATTATGCACGACGCTATCGTAATATAGAAACATAAAGGTAAACAGAAATGACATATAGCTTTGACTATCAAAGAACAAATACGTTATGGCGTGTTGTATACGTCGCGTTTTATGCACTATGCGCACGTAGAAGACAAAGACGGCGTGCTTTATTTCAGGTCGGAAGGCGAGATTGTCGACATGTACGACTACAGCGACGCTGCCAAGCAGATAGAGGCCGAAATGGACGAGTACCAACTAAATAAAGCCACGGTATACGTTGACACAGAAGAACACTTTACCGTTATCAGAGGCTAGAAATGGGAAACCCCTGCTGTCTTCTACATCAGCAGGGGTTGAAAAGAGGGTAAAGTGGTTGTGGAAACCAAGGTACTTGGAAGGCCGAAACCCTCCACTAGCTCAATTATAGCACACGATTATTTCAAATCAATAGAAAGCCCCGCCGGAAACACAACAAAACGGCGGGGCATGTTGCCTGGTTGGAGAAAGGACGAGACAACCAGGGCTGCGACGTACCCATAGGGGGGCGAATAACTCAAACGTCGTACCTCTATTTTACCAATGGCAGTGTGATATACACAACTACTTGATATGGAAAATAGACTGGATAGCTTTTACAAGCCATTGCACCATACCATGGATAGATACAAGCAGCTTGCGGTTCTCCTCTACCTTGTCATCCTCTTTAGCTTCTGGCTCAGCTGGAGTTTCTGGCGTTTCAGGCTCAGGGACAGCGGCACGGTTTTGGCGCTCAGCTTCTGCGGCCTTTGCTTCCTCGGCTGCTTTGGCTTTTGCCTCTGCTTCTGCACGAGCTTCTGCCTCGTGGGCTGCTCGAGTCACAGCCTCTTGGCGCTGTCGGTACTCCTCAGAGGCCAGCAAATCGCGCTCAATTGCGCCGTAGTCCCAACCTTGGGCAATCTGCCCTCGGTAGTGCTTTAGCCCTTCCTCGTCCGCCTCACGGCCTAATACGCGCTGGTAGATGCGGTTAATCTCATCTATCTGACTTTGGATAGCCTTGCGGCCAGCCTCGGCCTCTTCGTCTCGACGTTGGCGCACAATGCGGCCCTCTTGTGAGTTGGCCAAGTCGTCTTCGATTTGCTGCCAATTCCACCCGGCGTCAATCTGCTTAAGGTAGTGGCTCTTTGCGCCCTCGTCTACCTCACGACCAAGCACCTTGTGGTATAAACCGTTAAGGTGGTTAATCTCTGCGCTACGGTCACGGGTGCGCACAATGTTCTCAACGTAGCTACGGACACGGTAAATGTTGTAGCCACCGATACGCCACGGTGCGTCGATAGGCGAGACATTAGCGCTGTAGACAGTACCCACACCGTAATCAGCAGTGCGCTGGCCACTAGCACTCACGTTCTCCTCAAACACAGTACCATCGCCCATATAAACGCCAATGTGGCCGTAACCGCCGCCATCGTATGGCCAGACGATAATATCGCCACGCTTCAGGTCGCCTACACGGTCAGCAATACCTTGTGCTACGAGAGTGTTGCCAAAGTCTTTGGCGTCACCACGAGCGGCAAATGGCGCTGGTACGTTCTCGCACATTTCAGCCAAAAACCACTTGATGAGGCTAACACACTGCCCAGTTAGTACACCTTCGGTGTTATCAGACAGCCCAGCAGGGAAAAAGATGCCAATGCGCTTGCTTGCCCAGTCTTGTGCGTTTGCATCTACTGCCATTATTTAGCCTCCGTGCTCTCATCGTCAGCGTAGAAAGCTTTGTACAGGCCCTCTGCTGCGTTCCAAGCGTAGCTAATAGCACCGCTCCAGGTAGCAAACAGGCCCATGCTCGGTAGTAAACCAAGGTCAAAGAGTTGCTTCTCAAGGCCAGGTACAGCCAAGAGGCCAAGCGCTGCCGTCAAAGCGGCCAGTACAACCTGTAGGCCAGTACGAACTGCACGCCCAAGTTTAGTGTGTTTGTTAAGTAGTTGTTTTGCAAGTTCCATTGCAAACCTCCATTTAATTAAATTGTTATGCAATTAGGTTGGTGGTCAATTTTGTATAAACGCCTGTACGCGCCGTTCTGCTCGCTTGGATATTTCCAGGCAATCCATGATGTTTGATTGTCAGAGTTATCTTTAACATCCACACAAGCTAACACGGGGCTTTGGCCATCTGTGCCGTTCGCCCCGTTTACTCCGCTCAAGCCTGCTGCGCCAGTCGCTCCTGTCGCTCCGGTAGCTCCAGTCTCGCCCTTACACTTACCGTTCGCACAGTATCGCGCCACGGCTGCGGCTACTTGCTCGTCAGATGCGTTTTTACCATCACTACCCTTACAATTCCCGCTTGCACAATATGATGCTACAGCAGTAGCCACTTGTGCGCTAGTGGGTGACTCTGAACACTTATTGGTAATACAGTAGGCTTTAACCGCCACAGCAATTTCTGTAGCGGTTGGTGCTCTACCATCTGCGCCGTCTTTGCCGGACGTTCCAATAACTGAACCGACATTGCGCGCTTCGCCGTCGGAGTAGTAGACGACTAGATTACCGTTTTTATCTACTTGGGCGTTAGTGATGCTAGTTATTGGCTTTTCTACCTTCGCACCACCACTTATGGTGACAGATTGGCCAGGCTGGAGTGTAAGGCTTTTAAAGAGAGTGTAGCCACTAAAGGCTAGGCTAAATATCATGGCCACTGATAGCGCTTTAAGCAGCTTGTCCCTCTTCAACCACTCTACGGCGTGTCGTACCTTGCTCATCGTAGCAACCCCCCGCTTCCCCGGCTCAATAGCGCGATCGCTATGGGAATGAATGAGGTAATCACAGCGCCAACTACGAGGCGAAATAGCCAGCGGTTACGGTCTCTTGCGTCGGCTGCGTCTGCCTTCAGGTCTTTAATCTCGCCGTTAAGCTCGCGTATCTGCGATTCAATGTCTTTTTTGTACAGGTCGAGTGCGTAGATAGGCACAAAATTACCCTCTTTGCGTGCCTCGTGCTTCTGTATAGCGTCGTCTATAGCCTCTTTAACCTCGTACTTATTCATGGGCTCTAAATCGCTCATCGTTTGGTGTACTCCATGATTACTAGGGCTGTGCCATCCGACCTGGTATTGTAACGGAGTTGTTGCACACCGTTATAGACTGCGAGTTTTGCCTGGAAGTACTGCAAGTTCGGGGCTGCCGGGTTGGTGTAACCGTTCGGATAGCGCTCACCGTTAGCCATGTTAAGAACAGCATCAAAATTAATGAGGCTATCCACCATATTAAATGTACCGTCGGCAAAGCCGTTTTCTGCGCCATTGCCAACTGTGTTAAATCTGAACACTTTGCGGTAGATTGGTTTGCCGTCGATAAAGGTTTTGTGGGTGTTAATTTCGCTTGTGGAATACTTATTTTCATTGAATTGTGTCCAATCGATGGCGTTGCGGCCGATACTGCTATCACCGTAGCCCTTAAAGTTGATTGATTTATCTTTCATGAAACGACCATCAACAAAGCCTGGTGATGCAAAGTCACGAATATCGACGCACTTATTGTAGGTGATCTGCGTAACGTCGGCGTCCACGCGCACCTTGGACAGCCCGATAAACGGGTTACCAGCGCCTACTGCGGTTTGAATCTGGCTTTCACTAGCGCCTTGTGGGTTGCTCGATGGCGCACCCTGCACAACCATGAGCTTACACATGTTGTTACTGTTGTTGGTCACCCCTGTTGATGGCGTCACCTTCATGTCAACGTAAAGCACCACAGTGTCAATACGTGGGTTACTCGAGTTAGCGGTTGGTATAGTTAGAGTCTCTGGCGCGTCTAGCCCACAGTAGACACGGTACATCTTACCACCACTGTTGCGTGGTAAAGCTGCAATACCGCTGTCTACCTTAACAGACATGCCCGGAGTGTCGGTAGGCGTCACTACGAGGCCGCCAATCACATCACCTTGGATATGCCAGCTAAAGCCAATCATGTGGCCGTACTCGTCGGTCTTGCCTCCGTCTCGGTTAAATACAAGTCTTGTCATTATGTGTAATCCTTTCAGTTTATATTGTAGTCAAAATATTGATCTTCAGCGAGCCCCTACCGGCTGCGTACAGATAGAATTTGCCACGCCAGATGCCGTTATTGCGCCTGTTGCCGTCTAATACTATCTGCCAGCGCTGCACGCCGTCTATTGGGCGTAATCGCTGTATGTGATGATCTACCGATCTTTCTGCTTCGTGCGTCTCATACTTGACGACAAGGCGGTACACGAGGCTACGCAACTCGTCCTTGTCTGATTCCTTCGGCACAAATGTAACGTCAATGATACGATCGTTGAACCCTACGTTGTCTAAATCAACATCCCACCTGTTACCGCTCTGCACGATGCTTGTGCGAACACTGTCACTACCAAAGCCCTGCTGCCCTAGCTTTATCTCGTCACGGAATCGTCGCAAGGCGTTGATACGCTGGTAAAGGCGGTTAGCTGTCATCATATCTAACCTAGACATGTTCGACCACTCCTATCTCTACATTATCGTTTGCTACTATGTACACTTTCATACTCACAGTTTGGCCGGCAGTGCCCGTGACGCCCACCAGCCACTCAACCTGGTTTGTATGGTTAGATACGAGCGGCAAGGGTTGTATGATGCGCTTAAAGAACTGGCCAAATGGCTTTGTCTTCTGGTCGGTCTCATACACAAGCGTGCCGTCAGGATACCGCGCCTCAAATATAATGTCAGCAAAAAGCACCTCACTGTGTTTTGCGGTGGCTGTGACACGTAGGAATTTAGCACCAGCATTACCGAACTGCCCACCTCTAGGTAGTGGCCCTTGCCAGTCGGCTACGGCGTTTGTGCTGTTTTCAGTAAAGCGTAAGTTGTCACCGCTGATTATCTGCGACTCTTTAATCTCGGCCATCTCTTTTTCTAGCTCTGATAGTATAGATTCGAGCTTCTCGCCCGGCAGCTCGCTCATTCTCTCAATTGTCATTTTACGTTTACCTCTATATAGCCGGCACACGTACCGCGCACTCGTACTTTAAAGCGAAGGCGGCAGATATTGCCGGTGTTTAGTATGAGTGTCTTCCATCGTGTCTTTAGCGGGTCGCCTGCTAGTGACTCGTCAATCTCCATGAGTTTGCGCACAGTTACGGCTGCACGGTCGCTATCCTCATAATATAAACCACCCTGTATCGAGCTATATTGTGGAAAGCTCCACGCGTCCTGGTTAATCATGCCCATATACATAAACATGTAGCCGTTTACGATAGGCTGCGTCTGTGAGCCATTGCCAGTAAACGTTACCGTAATCTCTCGTGAGCCGTTAGGAATCGTGCCGTCGTAGTCCCATGTACGGCCTGTCTCACTCTCGTATGTGCGTACACCACTCTTACCAGAGGTGGGCTGCGTATACTTTAGCTCTCTAAAGTCCACCTGGAGTTGTCTCAGCTCCTCATACAAAGTGTTTTCAGATAAGCGATCAAGTCTAGTCATCGTCTTGATCCTCTTGGATCTGCGGCACTGTAAAGTCGTCTAGGTAAACTTCTATTTGCTCTTCAAAGCCGTTGTCGTCCAAATGTACCTCGATCTTTTGCACTTGGTACACCTTATTGAGCCCATCAATCATACTGTGGCCACTTGTGCGCACAGGTATGTAGTCACCAACCTTGATGTAGTTTGTATCAAACTCGCGGCCAGTTACAGTGATCTTTGGAATCTCAAGCATAGTAGAGTATTTAGCTACGGCAGCAGCGGTGTTTTGGTTAAGGGTATTTTGCTCTTTAACACTATTAAACGTCACAACCTTCTCACGGGTGTAGTAAGCATTGATACTCAGCGGGTCGCTCTGCACCGATACGATTTGGTCGTCGCCAAAGCCAGAACCAAGCCCCCAGATTTTGTTGTACACACTGGTAGCCGAACGCTCGATGGTTGCGCTCTTTACGTTACCTTCAGGGCCGCCTACGACAAATTCAATGTCAGTACGCGGCGAGCCAAAGGTAGGTAGCGTGTAAAATTTCTTGTCAGGGGTAACCCTTACGTCAAAGTTACCATCAATAAGGTTGGTAAGCTTTAGTATCTTATCTTTAACGTCAGCACGCTTGTATGTACGGTCACGTAGCTTGCCGGTCATGTATTGCCCATCGTGAGGCACTTCAATGCCTATATCGCCAGCGCTATCGCTCTGAATACGGCGCACAAGGTCAAGCGCAATCTCTGCGGCGTCTGTTTGGCGGTACTCATTGGTTACTAGGCGGTCTTTAAGCATGTTAAGGTAGCCGGTTACACGCACCTCAATATCAGCCTCTTGGTCGATCTTGATGGTGGTAGATGTAACTTGGCCGCCTACGATATACACGCCGTTACGCTTAACTCGTACGTCTGTCTGGAGTGGGTAAAGCAGCGACTGCGGAGGCGTACCAATGCCAGCACAGTATCGCTCAAACTCGTGCAAATCTACCATAAACTCGATAGTATCAGCTTCGTTGCGCTCGGTAGAGTAGCGCCGGTTTTTACAGAGGTGGGTAATGTCTGCGAGCTTCTGGCCGTTCTTGTGCCATAGCTCAAATGCATACTCACTGCCATGTTTAAAGTCCATGCTATACCCCCATAAAGCCGTTACGCCACTCAACTGTAGCTACTACCGTGTCTGCGCCGCTTGCGCTCTCTAGCCTAAATACATTATCTCCTGGCTGTAAGCTAAAGAACGTGCTTTGGTCGCTCAGCTTGTCAAAGATATTACCACCGTTTAGCAAGACGCTGCGGGTACGGGTGTCAATAACAACCTCGCTACCTTCAGGCGCACTAAAGCCAGACAGCTGCACAAGCTTGCCGGTAGTCACATTAATCAGTGTTGGGTCGGTCATACTGCCCTTAAACTTGATCACAGGCTTTACTGGAGTATTACCGTTGTTACGTGCTGTAACCTCGCCGCTACCAGCTTCCCAGCTAACAGGCAGCACGTATGGGAATATGTAACCACCACCACGCTGCTTGCCGACCTGTATAGATAGCGCTGTACCGTCTGTGTTGTCGTAGATAACAGGGTCAGGGCACAGAAACTCAAAACGAAAGTCGGAACTGTTAATTAACCGGTCAAAGTCCATCTCGGAATCTGTCAGGTGGCCATTTACCAGATATGAGTTACCAGCATTGGTGATCAGCTCAATAGCGATTGATCTTTGCCGTACGGCCGCCATAATCTCTTTGCGCTTCTCTTCTAGCTCCGCTTCATCTTCACCGAATATACGCCCCTGTATAGACACTTTGCGCATAGCATAGAACTGTGAGGCGACGTAGCCGCCGTCCCTCTCAGTCAGGACGGCGCTGCTCGTACGAATCTCAGGAATAGCAAAACCCTTTACTGTGTCCAGGTAAAACCTACTCTCTCGATCGTTTATTACAAAGTTGTTTAGTTTAATGATCATCCTCTTGCTAACCTCCAGCCGATTTGCTCGATTACATTGTGCGCGTCAACGTCGTTGTGTACTTCCATGTGTTGTATTGTAACACCGCCGCCACCGCCTCGGCTATTCCGGAAAGCGTTCGCTGTTTGTGTAGCAGTGTACACGTCAGCACCCTTTGGAAGGTTAACCAGCTCAGGGCCGCGCTCTCCAACTAGTGTGACACCACCGGCGTAGTTCTTCGCACCAAAGGCGAGGCGAGGCAAGCCAACATGAGGAATACCAGGAATGTGCACACCAGGTATTTTGTTGATGATGCCGGCTGCACCGTTGATCATGCTGATAAAGCTGTTAAGGCCGTTTTGTACCATGCCGATGATGCCGTTGACGACACCACGGATAGTACCACCGATCATGTTACCAGCTACAGTACCGATTGGGCGGAAAAAGCTCGCAATAGCGTTATACACGCCGCTTGCTACACCGATGATGCTGTTTAATGCACCAGATGCCGCATTAGCCGCCCAGCCGAACACAGCGCCAAAGAAATTGCCGACACCAGAGAAGATGCCCCGGATTTGCGCCCACACGCCGCCGAAAAAGCCAGCGATAGGCGACCACACGGCCATTACTACTGATGATGCTACTTGGAATACAGTTTGTATAAAGCTGGTCACAGCCTGGAAACCAGCAGAGATGCCACCCCACAAAGCATTTAGTACGGCCATAATCTGGTCTTTAAACGTAATTACAAGCCCGATAAGCAGCGAGAACGGCCAGAACATGATGGCAAGGATGGTCGGGCCCCAGTTTTGCAAGAAAGCGGTCACATTGTTAAAGGCTGTAGTAATGGCGTTCCAGACGTTACTTAATACCTGCCCAATACCAGTAAAAATACCAGTGAACCACTCAACCATGCCGCTCCAGGCGGTCTTGATCCATTCAACAGCGTTACTAAAGATATGAAAGCGGTTTTCAAGGTCAATCAAGAACGGAATCAACGCTGCTATCACTGTTATGATCAAACCGATTGGGTTGGTGCGTAGTACGGTGCTCAACGCCCCGATCACACTGCCAGCTTCCTTTATTTTCACGATAAGCTGCCCAAACCAGCCTATAACATGGGCCAATTTAAGTGCCACAAAGCCAGCTGCAACCATCTTGAGCACTGGCAATAGTGCAATGAGGACATTGCCAAACGCCTCAATAACACCAGAGTTAGCAAGCTGCTTGATTATCTTTGTAAGCTCCGGCAATAGCTTTTGCCCAAAGTCTGTAGCTACAGTCTCTATTGTACTCTTCAGGTTGTCCAACGCACCGTTAAAGCCGCTATTTTGTGCCTTTGCCAAGTCCATAGCAGCACCAGAACGGCCCACAGCCTTTGACATGTCATCGTATGACTTACCAGCCGAATCAGCCAGGAAGGCGGCCGCACGGAAGGCGTCAGTGCCGAATATGGTAGCTAGTGCTTGCTGCTTCTGCTCTTCAGAGAGTCCTTTAAGCCCGTTTTGGAGGTTTTGGGCGAGCTGCCGCATACCAACGAACTTACCGCTAGCGTCATAGGCGTTGATACCAAGTGTGCGCATAAGCTCAGACGCCTTTTTGCTCGGGTTAGCCAAGCTAATAAGCATGGTCTTAAGTGACGTACCAGCGTCAGAACCTTGCATACCGCGGTTAGCGAATAGGCCAAGGGTGGTTACCGTGTCCTCTAATGACACACCGAACTGGCTAGCAACAGCAGCGGACTGCTGGAGGCCTAGAGAGAGGCCACGAATATCTGTAGCGGAGGCGTTAGCACCGTTAGCAAGCACGTCAGCAACCTTGCCGGCGTCGCTTCCTTTCAATTTGAAAGCGTTCAACGCTTGGGCTGCGATAGTAGCAGCGTCTGCCACGTCAATCTGGCCTGCTTTAGCAAGTGACATAACACCTTTTGATGCGGCTAGCGTATCGTTTACCGACAAACCGGCCTTTGATAGCTCTGTCATCGCGTTTGCGGCGTCTCTAGCACTCACACCAGGCAAAGACGCGTCTTGCCCCAACTCACGCGCTTTAGCGGCTACCATGGCCATCTGCTGCGCTGTAGCACCAGACACTGATTTAAATATGTTCAAGCCTTGCTCGTAGTCGCCGGCCATCTTCACGGAAGCTACACCAGCAGCTAATGCACCAGCGCCCACAAGCTTCATAGCCGAACCCACTGGCTCTAGGTGCTTTTTAAGCTTCCCAGAGGCGGCACTAACCCTGTCCATCTCTTGGGTGGCTTGGTCTCGTGCCTTGATAATGATCTGTATAGTATTAGCCATGGTTGTTTACGCTACTCTGGCGCATTGCCTTTTTATTCTCGTATTCACTCCGCTTGTCTTCAAGATAGAATATCTTCATCATGTAGTTCACCTCTGCGACCGGCTCGTCGTCCATCTCTTGGGCAGTTAGCCCAAACTCTTTACGATAACGCCGGCGAGTTAGCAAGTCCAATGTGGCTGCTTCCTTCGCCGGCCTATCGTAGTAAATGACGCGCTCCAAGTCGCTAACTATTTTGGGTCAGCAGCACCAACCGCCGCAACAATCACTTGTGAGGCTGCGGACACTGGCAAATCGTCCAGGTCATCAGCTTCTGCGTCTACTAGTTCACCGTTAAAGACGATCTTGCCACCCACAAAACCCTTTTTAACCATAGGCAGCAACTGTGCTGTCTGGTCGTCGGTTAGCTCGCCGTCTGCGCTAGCTTCGCCCTGGAAGTTGCGTAGCTCTGGCAGCTGCTTCATGGTTAGTGGTGCAATCTCGATGTAAGCGTCCTTCCATAGCTTGCCGTACTTCTCAGCTAGCATGGCTAGACTTACTTTGGTTGCAAATTGTTGTGATAAACGGCCCATATTGGTTGGTGTCCTTTCATATTTAACTTATTAGTAACTTGCTGTGCTGTTCACCAGCTCCGCCTCAATCTGCGTGCCGTTAGCGGCAGAGAAGAGGCCTTGCACAGTAAACTTCTCCATAACAACGTCATCAAGCCCTTGGTCGCGCTCCCACTCGGAGATAACAACAGCAGGCAAGGTAAACTTGAGCGAAGGGTTTTCGTCTTTGGCTGTACCGATCTTGTCGTCGGTGTTTACCATTGAAAGCTCAAGTGCGTACTTGGTGTTCTTAAGCGATGCATCTTTAAGTGTGTTGTCACTGTAGCGGCGCTCGCACTCAAAGCTAACGTCAAAGGCTTTGTTGTGAATCTCAGCGGGCGTGACACTACCAGCCTCGTAGTAAGCCTCAGTGTTGCGCTCAATCTTCACCTTCGCGCTCTTAATTGACACACGTGGTGCGGCTGCAAGGCCTGCTTTGTTAGCGGCCATCTTCAGCTGGCAGTACTTACTGGTAAACTCAGCTTCAGACTCCACAAACGTGACGGTGCTTGTAGCAGGCACACCACGGCGGCCGATAAAGTCAGCGGTGTACTTCACGTACTCACCGGTAACAATATCAATTTCAAGGCTCTTAAGGCACGACAGCTCGTACTTAAGGTCGGCAGCTGGTGACTTTTCAAAGATAGTCAAGCTTGGCGACAGGTTACTATTAAGGCGGGTAAAGTTATGCTTAAACGTACCAGCCTTTGCGCCGGCAGCGCTCGTAACTTGCCCAAGGGCTGCAAGCAGGATCAAGCCAAAGCTTTCTACTTGGATCTTGCCCTCAATCTTGCCCTCGCTCCAGATTTGGGTAACGATGGCGTCGTTGTTAAGGTCAATAACACCCATGGCGCTATTGTTAAGTGCACTCTCGTGCTTGTCTTGTAGGTCTGCGCTCAAGTGTGGAATCCAGTGCGCTGCGGTAGTGGCTGCTGTGCCACGCGTAGTCTCTTTGGCGATCCCATAGCTAATACGCCGACCGATAAAGTCGATATTTGCCATTATTTGGCCTCCGTGTTACTGTTATCATCTGATGTATCAGGCCCAGCCTCTACTGGCTCAGCTTCATCAAACGTCTCTTTGATCATATTGTCGAACCTTAAAGCCGCCTCTTGTGCCGACGTGGCCTCAACGGTCTTGCCGGTCTCGGGGTTAAAGTAGGTACGTTTTGGTGATTGGTTATTGTTCATGTTCATACTCCTACCTGATTATAAACAATTTACTAGTTACCTGTGTAGTGGTCATACCGCACTATAACATTGATAGTAGCCACTAAAGCCATCACTGGCTCAGTTGCCACACTCCAGCCGGCAGACGTTGGCACAACGCCTAGCACACGGTCTTTATTGCGGTGTCGTAGCCCGTCTAGGTCTACCGTGTCGTCTATTGCGTCACGAATAAGGCCAGACAGTGTGCGCATGTTCTTAAAGTCCTCTGCGCGCTTGCTCTCGTCATCGTTCATAGGAATGATAGCAATGACGTTGAAACCCTCACGTCGGTGTACTTCAGTGTTTTGCCCAAGCTCGGCCGGTGCGTCGTCTGGTACAATCATAACGGCAGGGTAGCCCTGGTACTTATTTACTCCGTCGTCGTAGTCCACAACCTCTGCAAACACGGGGTTGCCGTCTTCGTCGCGGATAGCCTTCACTACCTCTACTAGTTTGTTGCTGATCTTATTTTGCATGTTACGCCTCCAACTTACTTATTACGTTTGCTATAGCCCGTGCTGCGTACTCTTGTATCTGTGGCTCTGTCTCTTTGTACGTCTTCTCAATAAACGGCTGCGGCTGCGTACCCTTGCGAGCAATCGAGCGGGCGACAACGAACGGCGACACATTACCAAGCTTGGCCCGTACCCACCGTTGAAAGTCTTCGTTCTTCCACGGCGGTATACGGCTACCAGGCTTGCGCCCCTTCTCGATTACTGGTGCGTACTTACTCAGTGGCGTAATCTTTGCCTCGCCATTACCAACTGTACGCTGGATATTGCCCGCCAGACGCTGTGTAACGCCCACAGGGGCGTTTTTACGCATTGATCGCTGAACTATTACCGAACCATTGGCCAAGATACGCTGGACAGCTCCAGAGGCCTCTCCGCGCCATCTACGGCCCAGCTGCGGTACGTTACCAGTATCAACCTTGATGTAGGTAGACATTACGCGGCAAGCTCCAGCACGTAATGTGAATGAGTCACATTGTCAAAGTTTTCATACGGGTTAAGCGCTTTGACAGCGTAGTTGCGCCCAGACTGGTCAGTCACAGTGTCGTTTACCTTGATCTGGTCAGTGTTGGCGTACATATCAAAGGCTTTGTAAGCACTGATATTGTACGCCACGCTGTTCTCACGGCTCATAGGCAGGATAGTGCAAGGCACGCCGCTCATAACGGCCTGCGTCTTCTGTACCATCCCCTGCGTCTTCATAAGGCGCTTAACGGTCACGGTATGACGTAGCATGTTGGCGCTAATCATACCAAGAACCTCACAAACGGCGCTAATAGCGTCTGCTCTTTCTTTGATACGCTGTAGGTCTTCTGGTAGTTGCCCACACGCTCAGATGTGACTGTAGTGCCGCCACTGCTAATCTCCTGCATCATGCCACGCACCATGAGGATAGCGGCCATCTTAACGGCTGCTGGCACGTCTACGAGGCCATACGTATAAGTAATATGGAGTTGGTCGTAGTCTGTGCGCTCGTATTGGTCTTTGTAGCCTGTTGTAGACAGTGTGACGCGGCCGGTCTTGCTGTCTATACTGTAGCCGTGTACGTCAGTTAAATCAGCGTCTGTGGTCTCGTCGGTAATCCTACCTTGCTTGATCTTTGACACCTCTTTAATGTACACATTGTCAAGGAATACCACAGGCCTGTAGTCCTGTATCTCTGTTTCTGTTTTCAATGAGCCGAACCACACACCTGTAATGTCATACAGCCACTGTGGCAGCATGTCGATGTACAGCTGTAGCTCAGCATCTTTGTCGTTGCCGGTGATACCCAGCTGTTTCTTTATTTCGTCTAATGTAACTATTGCCATAGCTTTATTATCTCCTATAAACAGAAAAGGGGACAGCCTCCAGGCCATCCCCTTCGCAAGTCACAGCCTGTTGGCTATTTCTTGTCCTTGCCAGCACCTTCAGCAGGTGGCTGCTCGTCTTTACCAGCTCCAGCTTCAGCCTTTGCCTTCTCCTCTGCTTCCATCTCGGTGAGTACCTTCTCGTATGGAAACTCTGGCTCATCCTCGAACACGGACAGTTCCCACTCACGAGCGGCGTACTGGTCGCCTGCCTTGTAGCGGGCAATCAGCGCGTCCTTTTCAACTTGCCACTCGGCTTTGTGCTCAGCAATGCGAGCAGCCTGCTCTCGGGCTTCCTCTTGCTCGTGAGTCTCAACGATCTTGTACCGTGGCTCGCCGTCAAAGTAAACCTTTGTCAGCATGTCCAGGTAGTCGAGCTTTTTTTGGGTTACGTGGTACAGGTGGTCACCTGGTACGTAAACGTCTAAACATTCTGTGAATACGATGTGTGCCATCTTAGTGTGTCCTTTCTTTATTTACTAAGCACCATTAACGCTAGCCATGACGAACCCGTCAGTGATCAGCGGGCTTGCGCCTGTTCGCTTCATCACGCGGAGGCTGTTACGGCCACTTTCAAAGTCACCGTTAGCATAACCAAAGTCAATGCGAACGCCAGCAACGTCAGTGATCCAGAAACAGTTTTTGTTCACAAGCCACAGCTCGTCAAAGTTCATAGCAGTGCTATCAACCTCTACGAACGGAAGGCCAAGCAGCTTGTCGTATGGCAGGCCATCGCGCACGTCTTGGGTGTAGATGTAGCGGCCCGTGGTGTCCTTGACAGTGTCAAGCTGCGTAACCAAGTTGGTGTTACCAACCCAGAAAGCGTTGCGGCGGTAGCTAATAGGCATAGCGCGGTAAGCTTTCTTCACAGCGTCGTAGTTAAGCGCTGCAACGTTAGCACCAAAGTTGATCTTTTGGCCTGTTGGCAAAGCGTTCTTGCGGGTACGGATACCACGTGGCTTGCTCGTACCGTCACCAGCCAAGAACGCAATGTTCTCCTGGTAGGCAATCTCTTCAGCGAGCTGCTTGGTCAAAAGCTGTTCAACAACGCTAAACGCGGCTGCGTCCTGCTGAAACTCTTCAGTAAGAGGCACAATACCGGTAAGCTTTTTAGCGACAATGTCGAACCCAGAGAAGGTTGCTTTTGTCTTATTGTAGTTAGCCTCTTCAGCCGTCCAAGCTACTTGTGGCCGGCTAACTTGGCCAGGCACACGGAGGTTGGCAGGCGCGTTGCTAATAACGGTAGCAAACTGCCGAATAGGCGCAACGTCCACCATCTTCTCGACGATAGCTTTTTCAATGACAGTAGGCACGAGGTAACCACCGTCAGCCTGTGTGGTGACGTTCTGGCTATCTGCACGGTAACCCATGCGGCGTACTTCTACGTCAATGTCGGCGTACTCGCGAGCAACTTCGCTGTCGATGCGGCGTAGTTCCTGCGTGTTACCAGTACGAACAGCGTTGAACCATGCACGGGTCTGTGCGCGGCCTCGGTCGCTCTCGCTCATTTCTTTGTTGTGCTCGGTCATCTTGGCGTGTCGGGCAGCACGTGCCTCAGCCTGCTTGCGAGCCTCTGCTTGGCGCTTCTCAATCTCTTCCGCCAATTGTTCCTTTGTGTAAGGCATATTTACTTTTATTCCTTTGTTATCGTTACTTTAATAACCTAATGACTCATCACCATCATCTTCGGCCAATTCCTTTTCAAACTCTGCAATGATGCGCTCGGCCTCTTCATCGCTGATCGTCTCGGCTTCGTCTACCTGTGTGCTGGCGTCCTCATTGGCCGCTTTATCTTCGGTAGCTTCTGCCGGGGCTTTCGGCTCAGCTTCAGCTGGCGTATCCTCTTCGGTTTTGGCTTCTGCTTTTGGTGCAACTTCGGTGGCTAGCTTTTCTTGTAAAGCTGCTAGCTGCTCTTGTAATGGTTTCATAGCTTCTGCTATTACCGCTTGTAGTTCCTCTTTGTTCATACGTGCCCCTTTTGGTTTAGCTGTTGTATTGTCGAGGGCTGCCTCAAGCTTGCGTGCTTCGCTGAAATAGCGTTTCATCAAGCCCCTTGCCTCCTCTTCAGATATACTACCATCATTAAGCGCACGAGTGGTAGCCCCTGTGTTAGACGGAATACCAACCAGGCTAATCTCAAAGAGTTGGTTTTGGAGATACTCCAGCCCTTCGTTCACCAGGTTTTCAAACCCGACACTCCAGGTGCGTAGGAATCCACGCGACACTTTACCCCACGCCCAGTTACCTCCATACTCGCTCATGTCGTCCACGTCGAACTGCACAATAGCATCGTGTGCTCGCTCGTCAGGCACTGGAATAATCTCCAAGACACGGCCGATGTTGCTTGCTGCGTCACTGTAGTGGTCGAGCTGCACAGTTGGGTTGTCCATGTAGCGCTTAAAGTCCCAGCCGTCAAACTTGAGGCTAGTACCGTAGTTATCTACAGACTCATCAGTAAACCGGATACGCACGGTGTGGTTATCTTCATCTACTGATTGCGGTACGCTGTTACGTAAAATAATGTTCATGGTTTATCTCCTATACATATTCTAATTCTGATCCACTATCACTGGCAAGAGTACACAACGGCAGTTCGGGTGGCTTGGTGGGCCTACCATAGGCTCGTAGTCTACCTTAAGCGTGTGTGTTACTGGTTTGCCTGCTTTGCTGGTTGTCGTCACCTCTAGCCTGTCTCCTAGCTCCACAAACGGTTTGTTTAGCTCCACGATCTTGCCATTAAGGCTTTGGCAGAATGGGCAGGCGTCACCCAGCTTGGTGTGCCACTCTTTGCCGGTCACAATGTCTGAATCGTCCCAGCCGTAAATGTCTGCCTGGCTAGCTGCTCGTACGCTCTCTGTGCGAGCAATGCGGTCTGCCCGCTTGCTACTCATGTCACCAAAGATATTCTCTACCCTAGCCCGTAGCTCATTGCGGCTCTCGCCCTTGTCGATACCCTCGGCCAGTGTTAGCAATATCTGCTTCTGGCTCTCGTCGTTAATGTCTACAGCGATCTTGCGTGCGCGCTGCTTCACAAACTCAGAGACAGCCGGCACATCTTTAGGCGGCTTAAAGTTAGGTAGCTGCGCCCAGGCGTCTTTGATTTGCTCTTTCATTAGCTTGGTGTATAGCGGCATGAGTGCGTCTTGTAGGTTAATGTCCCACTGCTCATCACTCATAATGAGCGCCAGCTGCTTGTAGACAGGGTCAATGTCACGCTTTGCCAAGCTACGGTTACCGTCTTCTACTTCGTTTAGCTCTTCAATGACAGCCTTGCGCTGTGCCTCAAAGTGCTTGCGGGCGGCCTTCCTAAAGCCAGCCTCGTACTTATCAAGCCGTGGCTGCATGTCAGCTACCCGCTTTTCGCCTTGCTGGAATCTGTCAGCGGCCCGCTTCTCTACCCTCTTTTTTTTTTGATCTGCTGCGCGCTTAAGCATGACGGCTAGCTCTCGGCGGGCACGTTTCTTCGCCTCGTCTGCGAGCTTTTTCTCGTCTTGCTCTTTGTTGCCCTGCTCTTTGTCTTCGTCACTCTCAGACGCTTCAGGTGTTTTGTCTTCAGCCTTTGGCGCTGGCTCGCTCTCTTCGCTCTTGCCAATCTCTACACGTCCAGATGGGCGATACAGCACGTCACCACCTTCGATAGGCGGCAGGTCTAATGTCTTGCGCACTTCATTAACCGTCATCCAGTTATTGATGGCAGCCGTGTTGGCGCTAGCTTCTACGCTCGAGTCGCTCGGTATAAAGTCTACAAAGGTAAGCTCTAGTGATGGATCGAACGGATCGATCACGTACTTATTAATAAAGTTACAGAAAGCACGGACACGTGGTAGCAATGTGTACTTGGCAAAGTGATACTCGGCAGCTTCCATGTTCGCCCGGTTAGCCGACGTGATCATACCAAGCAGCGCTGGAGACACGCGAAACATTGCCAGAATCTCATCACGGCTCAATTTGCGGCCTTCTAGAAAATCCATATCCCGTTGGGTCAAAACGAATTGTTTAGCAGACGCGCCTCCACCAAGGATCATTGGTACATAAGCGTTTTGCCCACCACTGTAAAACTCGATAAGCTGCTGTTTTAGCCGCCTAAATGCAACGTCTGTCATCTGCTTTTCAGACTCAATGATCATACTAGGCCGTGCGCTGTTAGCAAAAAAGCGCTGGTTGTAGTCTACAGCCTTATCGTCAGTGTCTACTGCACCAGCTGCGGCTTGAATAACAGACATACCATTGCGTGGGTTAGCCGGGTTTGGCCGGTAGTCACGGTAAAATTGGCGCTCTGTGTCGGTGTTCATCCAGTAGTAGTCACCATAGCGCATAATTTCGTCGCCGGTGTCTTTATTTACCTTGTACTCTACGAGGTGAGCAGGCAATACAGTAAGCGCTGCTGGTAGGCCTCGCATCTCTGTGTTCTCGCCTGTGGGCACAATATAGCTTTCACCGTTAATGTTCAGGTAGCTAGCGTGGAGGTATAGCATCTGCATACCGTGCTGGCTGTCTGTTGGGCTCTGTAGCAAAGAGAGTATAGGGTGCTCGGTAATCGTGTTACGGTTGCCGTTCCTGTCTGTCTTCACGAGTTGAAACTCAACACCGCTGAAAGCTTCAGCGATAAAGTCGTTAGCAGCAAAAACCCAGCCTTTGTTGGCCGTGACTTGGCTTGCTTTGTCTTTGTACTCTTTTATTTTGCCACCTTGGAATGATGGCATACCAGCGTTGTATGAATATACTCCGCCGTCATCGCTCAGGTAGTTAGCGCGTGATTCCGCCGGCTTCTCTTGCCGGTTTAGTACTGCGTCGTACACCCTTTGCAATAATCCTTTGTTATTGGTCATTAGCTTATCATCCTATTATTGTTAATAGCGAATCCAAATATCGCCCTCATCCTCATTAGAGATACCCATACAGATACTCCAGAATGAGTCACCATGCCCCTCTGGAGACTCGAGCGCTTGCAAAGCGTTGTCTACCATGAGGAGTTGGCTCGTCTGCCTCTGCTCATTGATCAGATTGATACGGTTGTTGGTTATGAGCATGTCTAGGTTAGCGGCCATCTTGGTCTGGTTTTTGGCGTTTAATGTAATCGGCTCCATAACAGGGTTTAGTAATCCCTGCTCAGCAAATCCCTCAAATTCAGCCCTAGTATTATCATAGTACAGTTTAGAGACATTGAATAGTTCGCATATCTGGTTTAGCTCTTTGTACTGCTTCTCATATTGCCAGCCGTCCATCCAGAATGAGTATATTTGGCGGTAGCTTATTATCTCGTCACCGTCTTCTGTCTCGCTGTACTTTTTGATGAATAGCGCGAGGTGGCTTGGGTGGCGTTTCTTGCCAATGTCAAAGCCGCCTACAACTACAGCGTCGGCTAGTACCCTGTTCCAGTCCTTCTTCTTCCAACACAGCTCTGTGGTCACATTCTCTAATGCCTCACGGCCAATATAGCTGTCTTCGTTGTAGACAGGCTGCGCCATGTACTCCTGGTTAAATGTCTTGTCGCCCTGTGCTGCCCTAATCTTCATAAGGTCATCGAATGTATAAAAGTCTGGCCATAATACCTTCTCAGCCTTCCAGTCTAGGATGGCCGGCGTAAACCATTGGGCAAATAGCGTGCTCAGTCCTTTATCAAAGAAAAAGTCGTCATTAGTCTGTGGCGTACCGACAACGTAACACTCACCACCTTTGTTTACCATAGGTAGTAGCTCCGTGGAGACAATGCGGTTAATCTTACGAATAACGGTAGGCTTGAGCTTATTCTCGGGGTCTTTTAGCGGGTCGTCTACATAGATAAGGTTGGCGTGGATACCACGCTTAAAGGCGAGGAGGCCGGCGGGCTTTACGAGAAATTTGGGCGCTTTGTCGAGCGTTTGATTTGGGCCTACTTTAGCAAAGCCAAGCACGGAGTCTGTTTGGCTCTTGTAGTTGGTTAGCTCTGAATAGAATGGGTTTATTGCTACGAGGCTACGCACCTTTGATAAGTGGTAGGCTGCTAGCTCGCTGTTATAGCTAAAGTACCAACCCTCTACCGGGCTACGTCGCTTCTCTCTCTTAAAGCGTAATAAGTGCCACATGAGACGAGCATACAGGCGCGTGCTCTTAAAGTGGCCACGGCCTGTAATGTACATAGCGTATGGGTGTTTGTCCATGTGAGCACATACGTCAGCAACGTATTGCCCACTCACAAACTCATCTTGGAATGAGAGGGCGAATACATGATTTACAAAGTAGTTAAAGTCATTAACTGCCCTGCGCTCTATCAGCTCCATCGCTGCTGCTGCTTTCAGTTCCAGCAACTCCCTGGATGATTCTTGTAAGCTCGTCATCGCTCATACCCTTTATCGAACCAGATATTTTAACTGTTGTCTCCGACTTGGTCGGTGCTTCAGCCCCTACAAGCTGTGCGGCCTGCTTTAGCGCTGCTAGTGCGTTTGCCCTTTCTCCGTTCTTCATAGCCTCGTAGTACACGTGGTTTATCTTTTCAAGCTGTGTTTGTATAAAGTCTGGTATTTGTTCATCATATGAGGCCTTGATGCGCTTTTTGGCTGCTGCAATGTACTTTTGGGCTTGGCGCTCGCCAATACCCCATTGCTGCTTGATTGTCTGCTTGATGATTGACGTGCGTGCGCCGTTCAGCATCTGCGTTAGCACCATCTCAAGCCGCATGTCCGTTATCTCGGAGTCGTTTCTGTTGTTTTTTGTTATATCTAGATGCTTAACTGGCGGCACTTTCGTCTCAGTGTCGCTTTTTGCATCTAGGCCGCGTTTCTTCGTCTTTGCCATAGTCACATTATACACCAAAAGAAAGAGACGCAACAATTGCTGCGTCTCACCATAAAGGAGGAATCTGGCAGCTGCGCCCACACACAGCTACCAAATATTCTACACCTTGTGCCAGTCTTTGCCAAGTACCCCTTTTGTACAGTCAAATACTTCGTCTGCGATATACCCACCTAGCTTATTGTCTTTGCGGTACACAATGTAGTTGTAACGTCGTGCAACCGCCTTTTGTTTTAAGCCTTCGAGCGTACCGTAGCTGAATACTTCACCGTTACTCAGCCGGCGCGCTACCCACACGCCAGCTGGTATACCGATACCCTTTGTCTCTTCGTCGCGGTATTTTATCTCTACAGTTTCGTATTCCATGTTTGTTTTACCTGTTTGTTAAAATGGAATGTCTGCAATGTTAATGTCGGATACGGGTGCTGGCTCATCGTAGTTAGCCTGTGGCGCTGTTTGGGTGCTGCTGCCGTCGCTATTGTTCTTGCCACCGATAAAGGCAAACTCATCTACCACCACATCGATCCTACTACGGTTGTTGCCGTCCTTGTCTTGCCAGCGGCTCTGATTAAGTCGGCCAGATACGAGTAGCGGGTCACCTTTGTGGAGATATTGCGCGATCGTCTCGCCGCCTTTATTCCAAGCTGTACAGTCAATGTACGCAACATCATCGTTTCGACCGTTTACTGCGAGCGTAAAGCTGGTTACGCTGTGCCCGCTGTTTGTTTGTTTTGTTTCAGGGTCACGGACTAGGTTGCCCATTACCACTGCTTTGCTAAAACCTTTTGCCATTTCTATTGTCCTTTCTATTCTACGGATACTTTTGTTTTCTTGATCGCTGCTATTGGCGGCAGCATCCCGATGATCTTGTCGGCTACTTCCTCTTCAAGTTTGGCAGCGTCTTGGTACTTCGACGACAGCTCGTAGTCTTCTGCGAATGTATTGTACTCAGACACCCAGAAGGTACGGTTTTTGCCAAAGTAGCCTTGATACTCAACACTCACGTAGTACTTTGTGTTTTGCCTTTTATCGAGGGGCGTAGCGGCAAACTCCATGAGAAGGTTAAACAGGCGCTTGCGTTTCTTTGTCTACAAGTCCTTGAACCAGTCAGTGTCGGTGTCAACAGTAAATCTACTGTTCTTATCTACATATGCATAGATGTGATTGTCTGAATCGTTGATATAGTAGTAATGTTTATCCTCACCGGCACGAACTTCAAGCCCCATATAAGCTAATTGCCACTCAAGTTCGCTAATCGTCATTGTCTACTTTCTCAATCTCAAACTTGCTACATATGATTTTGCTAACATGCTCTGCAACCGTCTGTGCCCTGTCGTACGAGAACCAAACCGACGCTGAAATATCAGTGTCAAGCGCCAGCTTTTCGCCATTTTCTCCATACCCTGCAACGTAAAGCTTGTGGCCTACAAACTCGCTCTCCTCACACATAGTATATACTCGGTAGTCGTTATCTTCGCGCTCGCTTATCTGTGTGCTCGCAAACTCAAAGACTACCGCCAGTAATGCTGTGCCGTCTTTGTCGTTAAGGTTACTAATTGGCGAATGGTATGTATCAATAGTGCGCTCATATCTCCTGGCAATCTTTGCAAAAGTATCGTTGCCGCGTACTACGTAATAAGAATTTACCCCGTATTCTAGGTTATATCCTAGTCCCTTTAGCGCCTCTTTAAATTCTTTTACTGTCATAGATTACCTGCCTTGATCTTATAGTTTGTTTTGACTGTTTCGAGGTGCTGCGCGATCTTCTCCGCAAACTCCATGGCGCGTAGGTCTGTGAGGCCTTCCACCTTAAACTGGATAGCGTCGATAGCGGCCATAATCTTCTCTTTGTCTGGCGCTGCTGCCGCTTTGCGAGCTTCCTCTGCTGCTTTAGCTTCTGCCTCAGCCTTGGCGCGCTCCTCTGCTTCCTTCTCAGCGCGGAGTTTTGCCGCTTCTGCTTCTGCCTCTGCCTGCTTGCGGCGAGCTTCTGCTGCTTCAGCTTCAGCTTTGGCTGCACGCTCGGCTTCTGCCTTACGCTTGGCCTCTTCGGCTTCTGCTGCCGCCTTGGCGTCTTCGTTGGCCTGCTTTAGCTGCGCGAGTAATTGCTCAAATTTCTCGTCACTCAAGCTTGTAAGTGTCGGCTCGTACAAACTAATGTCGTCTGTGTACATCATCAGCTTGGCGCGCCGTGCTGCCAGCTTCTCCTCTTGCTGTTTCTTCAAGAGGTTTTCGGCGAACTTCTCTTGATCTTCGAGGTAGTTCTCAGCTTCACCGATAATCTTTGCTGCCTCACGGTTTACAAAGTCGATTGCCTTTGACTGCTTCAGTACGTCTGCCTTCAGAAAGTCGTGTGTCTTTTTGATCTTGACACGTTGGCCACGGAGTGCAAGCCGCATCTTGCGAGCTTTCTGCATCTCCTCTTTTTGCGATACGTCAGTTACCACAATGTCTTTGTAAGTGGCGAGAATCTCGCCAACTTCAGTGAATGGTGCGCCGTAAGCTTTAATAAGCTGCTCGGCGTCTGTAATCTCGAGCCCCGACTTTACGAGGCCGTCGCGAATGTCTAGCACCTGGCTATTTGCTGCCATCGTTTGCCCCCTTTCTTATTTGTTCAATGTCGCGCCGCACACGGGCTATTGCCTCGCGTCCATGCGCTGCTGTGTACGCCATCAGCTGTTCAAATAGTTCTTCTGCGTTTGTTACTTCTGGCAAGTCGTTCTTGTCTTTGCCAAAGCCTTCAATCACAGTGTCTGCTACGATCAGCATCAGGGCGCGCATCTTTGGGTCTACTTCCACTTTACCCCCTTTGTTTAACTATTGTTGTTCAAGTGCGAGCTTTTGGATTTTCTTGCGCTTCCTCAAGTCAGCTTTAATGTCATCAATAACATGAGTAGCTTCGAGCGTCCAAGTCGCACGGTTTTGCATAATGGCAAGGTCTACAATGTCTTCTGCGGTCAAATCAACCTTGCTGTTTTTGTTGTTTATTTGCTCTAGCAAGATAGTGCGAGCTGCTTCGCACGCCATGTACATCATAGCTGCACGCATCACCTTGCTGCGGTCTTCGATACGGTTTTGTAAATTGGCCATATGGTCTTTACTCCTAATTTTTAATGTTCAAGTTTAGTTGTGTTATGTGTAATAGTTATCTCTCGCCCTGTTTAGTGTCCTTTCGTCTTACTTATCTGCTCTTATTATAGCAAATGCACGACGAAAAACAATAGAAATTAGAGAGATTTTTTACTTTTCGTCTGTGGAAAAGTCGATAGTGGCAAAGTCGTTGATCGCTTTATCTGGATCACCATTAGTGTATACCATTACGTCTGTATGGATACGGGCTACCTTGCGCACATTGTTGAAATTCTTGGCTGCGTACTTGCTCGTGTCTGTGTTCTCAATAAAGATAATGTGGTTGTATAGGTCAACTTGGCCGTTGTAGTCGTCAATGTAGCTTTTGGTAAGGTGTGGTATATCATTAATCGCGCCGCCGTTCTTCACGTCTACACGCTCATAATTGCCAATGGAGATGATAAAGCGGTTGGGCTTCATCTTTTTGGCTAGGTCAGACAGCAGCAGGTTACTATGCTTATCTTCTGTGTTCATGTCGTATAGTACCAGGTCTACTGTCTTGTCGGGGTGGTCAATAAAATAGCCGGTAATGTCGCCATTAACGTAGGCTAGCCCGCCATCGTCTGGCGTGAGTATCTCGGCCGCTTCAGCCTCCAAGTCTGCGTCGTTCGCTTGCAAGCCGATAAAGTTGTAGCCGTTTTTAGCCGCTACGAGGCCCGGTGCGCCGTTTGTCGGGTTAAGATGCATAATGAGCCCACCTTGCGGACAAAACCACTCATACAGCGTCTGGTACAGCGTGGGGCTACGTTCTCCGGTATCCACTCCAGACTCTGCCCATAGCTCATCGCTTTTAACCCAATCTAGCTTACGCCCATCTATCACAGACTCAGGCATAAGCTTCGTGCCACTTGGCGAAATGAGCCGTTCAGTGTCTAGGTCTTTAATCTCTAGCTTATCTAGCCGTAGCTCCAAGTAGTCTTGGTCAAACTTTAGCTCGTCCAATATCTCTTCAAGCTTTAGCTCATCATAGCGGCCGCTAATGGCTTGGCTGTTCAGTAGGACGTTTAGCTTGATCTTATCGTGCTCGTCTAGGTTTAGGCGGATACACGGCACATCAATGAGGCCAGCTGCTTGGGCTGCTCGTGTGCGCTGATGGCCGCCAATGATCGTGTTGTCATGGTTGATAATTACAGGATCGACGAGGCCGAACGTCTTTATAGACGACACAAGCCCCGCAAACTCATCTTTATCGATAATGCGGGGGTTTCTCTCGTCAAATTTTAGTTGGTTTATGTTGATATGCTCGATCTTCATAGTGCCCTTTCTTTAAATAAGAGTAGGGCCGCGTGGGACAAGCTGCACGGCCCTTACCTGTATATTAGCACAAACCCAGTTCTTTGGCTTTATCTTTAGCGGCTTGGCCTTTTACGGCTGTAAGCTGCTTGCTTTCGTCCTCAGTAATAGGCTCGACAATGTAATCGCCAGACGCTCCGGCAATCTGATCAATCACACACAGCCCACCAGAGTGGCCAAGCACAGTGTTGTTGTAGACTGTTACGCGTGCCTGCACTGGTTTGCCGGCGAGGAACTTCCAGCCTTTCTTGGTGACAATCCAGGTGCGTGGG